GCTATGCACAACTAACGTATATATCTACAAAAATTGGTAGTTAAAAACCTTTTCGAAAGAACGGAAAAGTAAAAACCAAAATTTGACCATATATACAGGCGAGGCTAACTGACTCTTAAAGACGTGACCTGGCTAAAAGCCTCGAGACTAATCTCGAGGTAAAAATACCAGGTCACACCCATAAAGAGTGAGATTAGTCTCACGATACGCTAATACCGTACGTGGAGGTCACATCCACGAATAAGCTCATACCTATGTTTCCATAGTTGCATGAGCTTTAGTCGAATCCTGAATAAGATTACATGCTGGATTCTTACGAAAACATGTAAAATATAATTTATGATCAATCTAAGAAGATTGATCAAGGGTATACTCATAATAAATGGGTACACCAGTGAAAAAGAACAGAGAGAAATCTTCCCCAACAGCATCATGTTGCTGATAAGCGAGAGAAAACTCTGCTGGCTCAGGGCCAGTAGTATCGATATTCACACTTGTAGTACGAACCACGTGCGAATTACAATCTAGAACTTCACCCTGAACTGTTCTTGCGGCAGAAAAGCGCTGCGGCATGTAATAAGGCAAATCAACTTCAATAGTGTTGTTAATTTGCAAATTTGTTGCTGCAGTGCCTGAGCCTGATCCAGTAGCATATTTCGATGACAAATACTTTTGAATTGTCAATCGAGAATCAAGTAAACTTTGGAAAGTGAAATTTGAAACTCCATTTCCGCTGTCAACCTTGCTAACTCTAGTCACTAGCGGAGATTGCGTAGAATTCCCAGGTGCAAAAAGAAACTTTTTGCGCTGAGATCCTCGCCATCCCGCATAAGACGGAGTAAACCAAGATACGAAAGCTGTTGGCCCTACAGTTAATTTAGTAGAACCATCAGCAGCAAGATCAATACCTTGAGGATCATATCCAGGGTAATAAGGTAAATTCTTGTTCCTAATAGAGTTCAATCTAACCGTATCTGCAGCAGCACGGGTAGGATACCAAAATCGTGTAAAAGCATATCGCTTACACAATTCTCTAATAGAACAAGGTGGATCACCATAATACACTAAATATGTAGCATCTTCTGGATCAGATTTGCTAGCAATAGCCATCATCTCTCCAGATGAAGTAGGCTTATCACTTGCGGTCGTATCACCTGTCTCAACATTTGGCGAACCAGATTGGGACGGCAAAGGCTCAGGAAACAAATGAAACTGATTAAACTGACTGTTCGTCGGAGCAGCAAGCTTAAGATCATCACAAGCAGAAACAAAGACGTTAATTGTAATAGGTGCATCAACACTCGGTGAAACCAAGTCATTGAGTACAGCCAATTCCAAAATACCATTGCCCTGCGTAGTGTCCGCAAGCAATCTACTAACATCCGAAAAATTGGATCCGACGTCATATGGTTTTCCACATGACTTCCATGGTTGGGATTGACCCCAGCCAACGACAATTTCAAAATCATCAGTTTCCGCAATATCAATAACTCGTGAGTAATTGGTATTGTAGTCAACAGATGATGTAAATTGATTCGGATCCCATCGGACCAAAATTCGCCCCTTGTGAAAATCACTCTTGACGATTTGAAACCGAAATTTCAACGATCCTTGCCATTGTTCAAATGCAGTAGCCATATGAGCCAATGGAGTCATATGAATTTCACCTTGGACATTGTCCAGTTGCATAGGCAAAACTCTTGTATTCCATAATAGTTCATCAGCAGACTGACTTGGACTCCAATCGAATTGAGTAAGATAAGATTCTCTCTTGCAATAATCAAGAATTCCCATCTCATCAGTTCCATCTAAACCTACAGTCCTAGAATCAACAGACAACTCAGCCTTACTATCCAACGTCAACTTCATTGCAGCATCTGCTGCATCAGTATTCGCTAGATTACCAGTCGGTACAGGCTTATATTGAGCAATATCTGTGATAACATTGGGTCTGCTATAACCAAACATTTGGGCAATCTTACTAGTAGCAGAAGCTCCAATTTGAGTAGCAGTAGCATAAGGTCCAATAACAGGCAATGTTGATAATTGTCCTGCTGCTTTCGCTATAGCTGCTGCTGGTTTGGATATAATGCCTTGACCATATTCGTCATTCGCATTAATTGCACTACCTTTATCCTTAGAAGACATCCGTCCACCACGGCGACCACTCTGTGATACCAATGGAGGATTAGATGACGTAGGAATAGATAATACAACATCTTCAGCCCAAATGTAAGTAGTGACAGTAACAGGATCATCTCCTCCATTTGCATGAAGAAGATTTCCAAAGGAAGAAATAACAATATCTCCCATGTCACGCCAATCAGCATCTGGAATACTGAGGAAATTTTTGTTCCAAAAGAAAGGAAGGCATAATTCACCTCCTGTATTCTTTGTTGGATTCAAAAAGAAATGCGGCTTTTGTGAAGCTGAAATCAAGTCCTGAGTGATAAAATTCCTATCAACAGTAACTTGATCTCCAGCAGTATACGGATTATAAGATACCAAAGATCTGCCATAATGAAACTTAGTTCCTGAAATCACCATCTTTACATGGAGCTTCATTCGCAAAAGTTCATAATTCTTGATCTTGTCTCTTACATAAGTATTTTCACAAAAAGCTGTCCAAGGATTAAACTTGTAAAAGAAAGGTTGCCCTACTGTCCAAGTTTGCGCTGACTGTCTGATTGGTCGGTTTAGAAAATTTCCAAGCTGACTATCATTGTTCAACGCTAAATCCATTGTTGGCTCATACATGCCAACCTTCTCAGTGACCCAACCAGCATCTTGGTCTGCGAAAGACGTAATTTGCTCATTGGTCATAGGAGAAGATTCTGATTCAACAATTCCTGGTGGTGGAGCTTGATCACTCACTACACCAGATTGCGAAACCATTAGCATGCCTTCCAAATTCTGAATACGTCGCTCCAATTGATTGCAGTGACGATACTTCTTTGATAATTTTTCACGCAATGCTTTATTACGTGATTTGAGGATTTTAACCTCATCGAGTTCATCAAAAGACTCGACCCTGTGGATTTTGGAGACATCCACAGAAAAGTCTACCGTTTTTAGAGAATCGGTCATCTCATTTATTGTAAATAATGAATTAGTAATGTAAATTTATGAATTTATTATGCGCGGCACATCAATCGACACACAACAGTGCTATTTTATTGGGAGTCACCCCTTCGCTAGATAACGAATATATACAATGACTATCTACATAGCTGTCCATGATCGTAAGGTAATGCAGAACCTGTGGATCATGCGTTAATCAAATGTAGACAACTGTTTTTAGCTTATACAACGTACAGTTACGGTGTGTACCGGTACAAGGCCCCAGCACTGGGCCATTTGGAAGACGACTTATAAGTCGTACTTCTCACGGTACCACGCTAAACGATCATCATAACTCATGATTGGTCCAACAAGTCCTTGAATACCAGACTTGTGGGCAACCTCTTCAAGTTGTGATTTACGTTCAGTGTAGACCTCACGGCCGAACTCGAAATACTTGAGCGCAACATTCTGAATTGCTTCAGCGCTAGATTGCTCTTGGGTCAAAACCTTTGACTCCAAATGAGCATGTAGCATCTTAGCAATAGAATCTTCCTCAACAGGAGAACGGTACAATTCTAGTTCTTTGTCCCACTTAGCAAAATGCTTCAAGAATGATGCATCTTTCAAATGAATGAAAGGTACAGATTCAGCATCTTTATCAGCCATAGTGTACTTAATACCAACTTCAGCAAACTTTGCTGCAATAGCGGTGTGATTGATATCATCATAACCTTTCAAAACAGTCATAATGTTATCATCGCCATAAGTCATCAAAGCAACTACAACATCAAATTGTGGAACTCTCCACCATCCTTTTTCTTGTGCAATAGCATAATAAGCATAACGCATATACAAAGAATTGACCATACTGTTAATAACAACGGTCAATGGATGTCCAGAGGGATTGGATCCCATAAATTGAACAAGGGTACCAAAATAATCATAAGTTGGATAAGAAATCTCCGAAGCGATTCCCTTCATGATCATTAAATCATCCTTGTCATAATTTCCACTCTCTTCTGCTAAATTGATCAACAATTTAAAAGCAGCGAGCATAAATTGGGG